CTTCTGCCCCTTAAATGTAAGAATATGGCAGAACAAGATATTAGAGAAAATACGATGAGTGGTGGAACTCCGGCACGGCTGCGTGGACTGGCGGCAAACGGCAACAGTATATCACCGACAATTCAAGAGGTGGCAGAAACTTTCGGTAAAGGATATGCTGCAGATTTGAATAACGAAACAGATTATGGAATTTCTGGCATGTTTAACGCTGATACTATTAATCATCCACCCATTTCATCAGATATTATTTTTGGCATATACTCAAATCATAGAGCAAAATATATAACAGGAGGAGTGTTTTTGTATCAAATAGCTGTCCCAGAAAATATGATAGGAATGTATGTAAGACGATGCTGGAATGGGAATTGGAGCGAATGGAAGTCAGTAACTCTTACTTAAAACTGTGGAATTATTCCACAATACCGTGGAGCACTCCACAATATTCCACAGTATTGTTAAAAGAGGATTTTGCCTTATATTAATGAAAATGAATGCAATATTGTTGCGCAATCATTCTGGTATCAATTTTGTACTATGGTTTATGTCTTAAAAGTTATCAGTAACTTGTAGTTGTTATGGTTAGGCAATAGGTATTAGTTGCATTAAGGTTTAAAGACATTTTGTTCATATTGATTTTCATTCGGAAACTCTCTTTGTTTGGCATTGCATCCCGGTCTGTGAAGTATCGGGATGTTTTTACTTAGATGGTTGCTGTTTCCGACTAAATACTGTAACTTTGTATAGTTAGCCGATATACTACTTAACTAATACTATTTTATTCTTTGGAATAATGAAAGTATTCTCGGTCTGTGAAGATCGGATGCTTTTGGTGGGTAATGCCGCCAATTATTCCAGTTAAGTGTTTAGGTTTTATGCAGTCTACCCCATGAATGGACTGCATTGACAAGAAGTATTCTGCCCGTTCTGACCGAGATGGCCGGAACGGGCATAACCAGAATGAAAATCCACATGGCTTGCAGAACCACTATCATAAGGTACCAATCCTTTTTAAAACTATGTATGTTTCAGTGCTTCTGTTGTTTTTGATAAAAAAGCTACCATTTGTCGTTTTTCGACCGAAAGCAACACCTTTAGTCCCATCTGTATAATCACAGTAAAAATTTGAACCTGCATCTGACACAAAACCTTTTGAATAGGAACCAAAAGCAAATATAGCAGTTGCTGCATTGTTGGGGGATGCAAGCAAATACATACCGTACCCCAAGTCGCCAAGGTCTTTTTCCTCTTTTGCCGCCAATGTAAAGCTATAGGTATATATTCCCATTGCGTTCATTACCTCTTCCAATGTTGGTGATATACTGTTGCCGTTTTTATCCAGTCCACGTAATCTTGTAGGTGTTCCACCACTCATCGCATTCTCTCTAATATCTTGCTTATCTGCCATATTCTTACATTTAAGGGGCAGAAGATAAGGCAGAAAAAGTAGAATGAATAAATTGCTTTATTATAGGTAATTTATATTTGCCTCCAATTAGTATAAAGGATGGCATCCCCATTGCTATAGCCTTCTCTGATATACGTGAGCCTTCCGCTTACCATCTGAAAGATAAATTGGCTACCACTGGTATCTCCTTTAGATGAACGCTGCACATGAATACAAACACCATATTCTATCGGTGAATTTTCTGTCTTTCCTATATAAACAACACTTAAACCTTCATTTAAAACCTTGTATGCTTCATTCAAATCGTTTAAAGATGTGATTCCAATTCCCTTAATAGACAGTAATGCACTTAATGAGGGAAGCTCCATCTTAGCTTGCCCACTATCTGTTTTTTCCCCATACACATACTTCATACTTGTGACTACCGGAAACTGGTTCATTGCTATATCCTGCTTCTCTGCCATATCTTCCTTACATTTAAGGGGCATCCGCTTTAAAAACATGATACCCTAATTTAACATTTAAATAATTAACTCGTTTTTGTTTAAATAAATTCCCGAATTAACGGCATCGGGAAGGCCGAAAAAAGAACAAGTTTCCTTGTTATAGAACAGTGCCTTCGGAAGATTCCTCGACCACTTCCTCGACCACTTCCACAAAACCACCGGACACCAGGTCGGCAAGGTCAAACGACAAGCCCATACCGCTGTCACGGATGCACAAGTAAAGCACATCCTTGTCGGTGTAATACTTGCCGTTGAACAGCTCCATTCCCTGCTTCCACGCTATCGGGTCCTCCTTCGTGCCGGAGGCTTCAATCTGGGCAACCTTGTAGAGGGATTCTGTTCCTATACCCGGTACCCACTGTTCGGCAAATTCATGCTCTTGAATTACCTCATACAAAGTGTCTTTGTAGGAGAACATGAATCCGATTGGCTTAGTCTTGCCAATTAGGTCATCCCACTTGGGGAAATACTCCTTATGCTTAAGGCTCTGCTCAACTGTCAAGCCTGCGGTGTTGATGTTCTCCTTAATAATCTCATGTAACGTGTCCACCTTGTCCAGATACTCATCCGACAAGTCGGACGGGTCCAATATCGTTCCGGCATTGAGCATGCGTTCCTTTTCGGCTTCAGATACCTGGCGATATTTAGAAGCCTCCGAAGGGTCGCTGATATACGCGGTACTCCCGAACACCCTTTCATCTATGGGCACATCCTCACTCTGTGTAAGGTAGTGCCCTCCGTCTGCCTGCAAAATCATTGTTGTTCCTCCTTTCTTGTTTCATTATCATTCAAATCTTTTATATTTTTGTCTATGGACATTGACAAGGAGATGTTTCCGTAATTGTCCGCAATGAATTTAATCAGAGCTATTTCCTCGTCAGAGAACTCCGTCTCTCCATTGCTTTGGAACACCTTCATCATAAGCGCATATCCACGCGCCCTATTGAGGTTCTGCATGATTGTATCGGCAAAATCCTCCCGAATGTCCCTTGTTATGCAGTTCTGCATGGTCACATTCGTGTAAATCTCGAATCTTTCAAAATTAATCTTCTTCATAATCAATTATTTGTTTGGATATGAATTAGTTACTTGCCCGTTAACAGAGAAAACTAACCCGATAGGTCCCAATGTAAAGCTTAGTGCGTCGGTTCCAACCGTTGAATAACCATTCACGGATGTACCTGACATATCAAGTCTCCCGACCTCTTTATTTCCAGAATACCTTCTGAGCATTAATCGAGGGTAATAATTAGTAACCCCTCCGATAGATTCGGTAATGAAAGATATATTCCCTACTTCATTATTATCTTGGTTATACATCTTGATGCTGTTGGAACTTGGGTCCAGTTCAATGCGAGTGCCATTCAACGAAGTGGAAATCTTACCGACCAATTCCACATCCCCATTCTCCTTTATCTTGAATGACCCATTGGGAGAGGAGACATTTCTGAACGTACCGCTTATAGCATTGATAGTTCCAGTCAAATCGACATCGGTAGCTATCATCCTGCCACTTTCCAGCACCCGGAACGGAGCGTCGTCAGGCTCGTGTGCTCCAGCCCAGATACGCACCTTGCTACCAGCAATGGAACCGGACAGCCCGGCCGTTACCGTACCGTCATCCTTCTTAATGAGGAACTGATTTCCCTGGAAGAAGTCAATGCTACCATTCTTCGCGATGATGAGGGATGTGTAGATAGGACCTACACCGCTTAACTTGGTCCATGTGGACGATGACACTCCCGGCTTGTTGCTTTCCGAGCTTGTATGGGTAGTGTTGCATTTGTAGACATCCCATCCGTCGATTGCGGCATTGTTCCTTATCATGGCAATATCCACATAACGTGTGCCGCTTGTCAGGGCTTCGTCGTTACGATAAACTACTCCGACAGCCCATTCGGAATGCCGGATGATGCAGCCTTGGATACCCTGCTCTCCTTTTTCCCCAGGCTTGCCATCAGCTCCGGGTTTCCCGGTAGCACCCGGTATACCGTCTTCTCCCTTTGAAGCCAGCAAGTCATACTCCGCGGAATTCATCTCCCCGGAAAGTATGTACCCGTATGTCTTTCCACCGTCCTGGGTCTGCTTGATTCGCTGACCGGAACTTGTTGTAACAGTCCACAGTGGAGGATTGGTCGTCTCCTTCTTGGCTATGTATGATGAGCCGCCCATGGTAACTACACCCTGCTTCGGCACGATAAGCCCGGTATGCCATCTGCCCATGGCTGTTATGCTCTCGCCCTTATCGCCTTTGATTTTAATTGGCGTGCCCCATGTCCCATCACTTGCGGATGAAGCAACCTTCTGCGACATCCATATAGCTCCACTTGTAGCATTCGTATGCCAGCCTCCGGTAGTACCGTTTCCCGTAGGAACAGAAGGCTGGGAAGTGCTGTCATTGTAAGTTATGAACACGCTCAATCCGTTCGAACCGGCTGCACCGTCAGCACCGTCCGAGCCGTCAACGACCATCAACGACCATGCTGTCCCGTTCCATATGTATACACGACCGTTATTGGTGTCCCTATATGCCCAGTTGATTTGAGGATTGGAAGGTGGAGACTGCAGGTCGCCTTTCCATACGATGCTCAGTCCGTCCTTTCCGTTCTTTCCGTCAATTCCGTCAATGGTCATTTGATACCACTGGCCGTCTTGATATACATACGACTTCTTGTCGGTCGTATTCTTGTACGCCCAACCGTTCTGAGGAGAGGAAGGGGCAGACGAGAAATCACCTTTCCATACAATACTCGTACCAGCCACACCTTCTGCGCCATCAATGCCATCAAATCCATATTTAGCCCAGAGGGCAGGTGTGCTGAAATTACTCCATATGCCGTTTCTCTTCTTCCTCTCGCTTATCCATTCAAAAGGCAGGGATTCGGAAACGCCAATAGGATCATCATGCCAGCCGGAAGGGATATAATCGTCCGTCTGTGAGGTCGCTGGGGTGGAGGGGCGGTTTTCCTCCGTGGTATGGATAAACACTCTTTCGTAATCGGTACCGTCGCTTCCGTCCTTTCCGCTCTGGACAAGCAGGTCGTATTCCTCCGTATTTGATTCACCGGACAGAATATAGCCGTAAGTCCTTCCTCCGTCCTGCGTCTGGGTAATGCGCCTGCCGTCATTTGTCGTGGTAGTCCATAACGGTGGGTTGGCGGTCTCCTTCTTCGCGCAGAAGGTGCTTCCTCCCATAGTGACGATTCCCAGTTTGGGCACGATAAGCCCGGTATGCCATCTGCCGAGCGAAGACACGCTCTGTCCGTCCTTGCCGTCCGTAACAAGAGGTATCGTCTCCACATCGACCTCCTTCCCGTCCACGTAGAATATGAACTTGATGCTCTTCTGGAAGCTTGATACCGGTACTCCGGCATTGTTCCCGATTGAGACTTCGGCTCCACCGTCAAGGGAGTATTTAAGTTCGCCCGTCCCGGTCTCGGCCGTGCCTCCGGAAACCGAAGACTTCAACCGTGTACACGATACGGATGTTACATTGAGATTACCGTTGGCATCCTTTATCACGGCAGACACGCTCGGGACAAGCCGGTACAGAACGGCATCGGCGCCACCCTTGACACCTGCCATGGTGAACGTGAGCTGCCCGGTGTAGGCTTTTCCGTTGTAGGTGGCTGTCAACGCGACGGGTATCGGGTTCCTGCCGTCCAGAGCCACGCCCTGCTTGACACTGAAGGTTATCTCTCCGGTGGAAACGTCATGCGTCTCGGTGACGTTGGCAGGGAGCGTGCATGTTATTCCGGTGAGGGTCATCTTCTTACTGCCGTAGCTCATCCATACAACTGTGCTTATCGACGTGTCCTGATAAACCTTGCCGTCATTGGTAAGGGCGACGTTATCCATCTCGTTGGTGAGGTCTGCGAACACTGCCGATTCTCCGGGGTCACCCTTGGAGGCAATCTTCTGCCAGTCATTGTTCGTGCCCGGCTCGGCTGACGAACCGTTCTTGTTCATGCAGGCCCATGTGCTTCCGTCATGGGTCACGCTGTCGTAATAGTCATACTTTCTGCCGGATTCCCAAACGCCCTCATAGCTCAAGTCCTTGGCTGGGGTGCCGTTGGGCTTCAGGCGCTCTATCGTGCCGGAGATGTACACATTCTTGCCGTAGAACGAATAACCGGAGAAGTCCATGCCCCCTATGGAAAGGCCACTAAGGTCACCGGTCTGCATCATGACGTTAACCTCGGGGTCTATCACCCAAGTGTTGACGTGAGCCAGACGGCGTGTATAGTAACGGTTTTCGTAGGTGATAGCCTGGCGGTCCTTGTCTTCGAAATTGCCGTATGCGAAGAAGTTCATGCCCGGCATCGGATGAACGGACGTACCAACCTGAAGCTCATACTCGAACTTCATGTTTCCCACTTCGTTCTCCAATATTCTCGTCGGGGTGAAATAGGACGTTGCGTATCCGGAATATTCGATGAACCCGTTTGCACCAATCGTATCCTTTTCGGTGTTCCCCCCACCTATGTTATGGAATACGCCACGGCATATGTCGCTCACATGAAGCGTACCGTATTGGCCTTCCAGAAGGTCAAGGGTGGCGATGCGGTTCTCTGTATCCACAGTCTTGATTGTTCCGTAGGCGAACGTATTGGCTTTGTCACCCGATATAACGTCTATGCAGTTGAAGGTAATCTGAGGTACAATAAGCTCCTCACGGAATACAGCCTTGTCCGTCTCGATAACAACTTTCCCGTTCTCGTCCAGATAGATGGAGCCGCCGCTTCCTCCGATAATGCCGGAAACGAAGTTCTTGCTTATCTGCAATCCCTTCTCCGCGGTCAGCTTGTCGCCGACTTCCAGCTTGAAGGGGGTGCGGTCGTTGGTGGTCTTGCTGAGGAATATTTTATTTCCAAAGGCACGTATTATAGACTCTATTTGTTGAGTTGTAAAGCCGCCTCTGCCTTGTCCGCTAGAAAGTGAATCTATTTGGTTCTGTATTTTTTCAAGCGTACCGACAGTCTTGTCATTACGAAGTATTATCTCATAGCTAGGGATGGAGCTTTTACCCTCGTTAATAGTCAAACTCTGGATTATTACGCTCCCGTTTATATTTAAGTCCTTATCTTCAAATAGCATTAAATCCCCTTCTTTCAGAGTGTCGTGAATGCTTTTTTCACCCCTTGAGGTAGCTTCTTCGTGCTGCCGTGCCATGAAAATGTCATCCACCTTAGGCTCGTAAGAGTAGCGAACAAAATCATTTTTGGCAAGATAGTCCTTAGCAGCAGTCAATAGTCTCTGTGAGGCTGCCTGGATATATACATTCGGCATGTCGATATTGAGAAGGACAAACTCGTCTCCCGGGCTGATATTGTATCCTTTGTACGGGAAGTATAGTTTTAAACTTTCATCATAGGAGCGGTTGCATGTCAACACATACTTATTGCCTACTTTTTCGCATTGGGCTATTTCAAATTCCCTTCCTCCGCACATACCGCTTTTCATTGATATGGTAGCAGCCTCGGAAGTCAAGTAGTCATTTATATCAAAACCAATATCCTTTAGCGTGATAGTAAAAGCAGGGATATTCTCGCCTTCTTCTATATCATCCATCGTCCCGTCATCTGTCAGTTGTTCTGCGTCGGCAACTTCGTCAAGATTTCCATTGTCCCCCTCATCAAGCGATATGCTTATGCCTGCCGCTCTTAGTTGGTCGGCGGTAATTCCTTCCATTGAAGGATATATCTCTTCCAAATCTCCAGAACCGTCAAAATAAACACTTCCTTCCCTTATCCCTAATGTGGAGATATTGGGGCTGTCTATATAAGGGTCAAGAGTAGTCTTGGGAAAATCTGGCAGCATAAGATTTTCCACCGCCATGTTGTTCGGCAAGTAGTTCGAAGATGAACTGCCTGACAGTTTGTTGTAATACCGGTTAGGCATGTTCCTTGTGCTTCCGTAAGCACGCAGCCGGGTAATGATGCCTTGGTCTTCTTCTGTCGTTTTCTGGATACTGTACAGCCCGTTACCCTTCCCGTAGCTGAAAAGTTTCCCTATTGCGATTCCGGCAGTTCCAATTGTTATGGTCCGTCCTTTGATGGTGAAGTTAGCTTTGAACTCGCTATTTGCAAGAGCCAAAGCGTCCCATACACTGATATTGTCTACCGTAATGTTTTTGTTGCTGACATTGACATATTCCGGATGAACTGTAACAGTCCATTTCTTTTCACCCTTGTATATCCGGTCAAGATTTACTTGTATCCTTTCGGCCAGCGCATTTATACTTTCCGCATAGAAGCTAAAGACCGGCAAAGATGAATAATGGATTAAATTGTCCCCAACCACATAATCAAGAAAGCTGCATCTTACCAGTTCGTCGGACAACGAGTTGAACTGCACATCTTGGTAATTGAAGGATTCCCCGTTTGTTCCCTTACTTGACTTCTTTAATTCTGTCGGAATGTAGTTCAGCTCAAAACGCTCTTCCCGGTAAATCAGATAATCTCCTATTTGAAATTCTATCGGGGTAGGGGAGGATATGGAAAAAGTGACGGAGCATGCCCCCATGAACTCTCCATTGTATTCCAGTTGATTGAGAATACATCTTTCGGTCTTCCCGTCTTGGCTATATACAATGAAGCTGTCCATTACTGTGCTGTTAGTGTTATTGATGTTCTGGGGTCGGTAACCCGGAATGTGATTTTGAACGTAATGACATCGCCTTCATCTGATTTTCTTACGAACAAATCCGGGTCGATGGACTTGTAATACACACCTTGTCTGCCTATTTTAGTATATGTGTCATACACTTTCAGACAAGTGCCGGTATTCCCTTTTCCGGTCAGATAGTCCAGAAACGCTTCAATCTTGCTGTTTGCCGTGCCCATTTCCCCCTTGTATGCAAATTCCACATCAATGTCGTATGCCTTCAGTTTTATCTCTTCCGGGAAAAATGTGTCTTCTCCGTCTTCGTCTGCCCACTCTCTCGCAGGCAAATCCTTGCTCTCTCCATAAGGCATAAACGGGAAGTCCTTGCATACTATGGACCATTCAGTGTAGGTATCCAATACCGGACTTCCCGATTTATTCTTCTGAAAATAAATACTATACAGCCTTGCCATGCGTTATCTTGAGTTTGTGTCGTGAACAAAAAAAAGAGCCAATTAGCGGATATTTCCGTTAATCAGCTCTTTAGGCTTGTCATTATACAATGCAAATATAATGATTATTTTCTAAATAAAGCTATTTGTGTATATAAAATGTACTTGTATTGTGATAATCATACAGACAAGTCTATTTTTTAAGCAGTTTTTTGTTCAGGACTTTCAAATCAAACGTACTCTCTTTATGTTCCTTGTTGAATTTCACAATTCTCATTGTACTTTTTCCCAATAGCTGCATTATTTCTATTTTCTGATTCTGTAATTCAGATATTACCTTGAAAAGTCTTTCTCGAACATTGTCTCTATCCATAGTTATACATTTTAAGGACGGGCATAGGTTATGTCGCCTATTGTGGCGGTTAACGACAATCCTATGCCTTATATTCTTGTTTCAATGCAACCGCCACGGAGCAATGGCAAGACAACGTTGTTTACGAAACAAACTTACATAAAAATGCCCGTTATTCAAAGGGTTGCCTTGATGTAATTTTATTTTCTTGCTGATTGGGCGTTAATCCCACACTTGCCATGTCGAACAACCTCCGTAGACACTTAGCTGAAAGGGAAACCTTTCTTCCCGATATGATATAGTCTTTCCCTTCTGTAAACCACTCTTTTATAAAAGCCTTTGCTTCTTTTTCGTCCTTGAAAAATAGTCGGCTTACCTCATTTAAGGAAGAGGGATATTGTACTCCGGCATTATGCCTGCTTACTATGTTCCGTACATACTCCTTGACCTTTGGTATAGGGGTGGAGTAGGTTAGCTTATTTGTTTTCATTTTGTTTCTTTTTAAATTATAATTTACCTATTGCCCACCCGGCAGCCGTATTGCTGCCGGGGCATCACAACATGAGCGTTGGTCGAACCTCAACGTGTGTCTATGCTAACATGTGGCAATATGTTCTTATTAAGGCTTCTAAGGTCAAAATCCGACTTAGAAGCGTTCGGATTGCATTTTGATATAGACATAGGGGCAAGAAGCTCCATTATTTCCAGCTTCTCCTGCTGCAAGGCTGATATTGCATTATATAGTCTTTTCCTTAATTCTTCCATATTCTTTAGGGTATAGTTGTGGCTGGCGGGCATTGGAACCGACTGCCAGATGATTATATAAACATGTTATGCAGCAGGGTCTATTTCACCCTTAATCTGCTTGATGGCTCTCCTCACATTCCATTCATTCTCGTACAAGGCGATGATGAAGCGTCTGCCCCTTTCAGTCCATACGGTATAGACGTTGGTTCCTATCGAACCGTCCGAACGTGTATAGGTCTGGGTACGGGTAGAGTGCAATCCCCATGTGGAGTAGGGGGAGTGGAGCAGCCATTGCCCCGATTGGCGATAGATTACGTTTGTTTCTTTCAGCTTCTTGTGCAGCTTCTCCGCGTCCATTCCTATCTGCTTGGCGATTTGTGTGCTGGTCAGAGTGTTCACGCTTTGCAGGTGGTTGTTGTAGTAGTTGACTTTCGGAGCAGCCTCCTTGATTTCTTTGTCTTGCAGTTCGATGGTGGCTTGCTGTTGCTCGGTTTCGGCTTCAAGCTGCTTTAGCCGTTCCTCCCTTTTGGCAAGGGTGGCTTGTGCGATGGTTAGCGCACGTGCCATGATTTCTTCGGGAGTGTCGTTTGGGGTGGTGGAGATGTAGCCGCCAGTGGTTCGTACTTCGTGAAGGATTTGTTTAACTCCTTTCTTGAATTGCTTGGCGATTGGCTTACGGGATTGCATAAGGACTTCGTATAACCCCCCTTCTGTAAGCATCCAAACTTGCTGATTTCCACCGGGAGTTACGAATTGTGTAACACCTTTCTCGTCATCATCTACTAAAGACAACATGTGAGAAATGTTGTTGTGATTAATAACTTCTGCTACATCTTTTGCACGAAACAGAGGTTCCTCAACTGTTCCATAAACTGTGAATTGCCGTCCACACAATTCGGTTTGTTTTAGGACTTGAATAGGATTTGTTAGCATAACAAAAAAATGCACCTACTACGAGCTGCTAACAAATCCATAAGATTAATGTCGGAGGCGTTTCCGCTACTCCACTCGGTAGGTGCAATATCTTTAAAGTATGATATTACTATAATATGTCTTAGCAAAAAAATAACTCTATATGGTAGAGCCATAAGAGTTTGCCTCTCTTATGAACTTGTTAGCACTGCAAAGATACTGATAATCTTTAAAAGTGCAAACTTCTTATAAGAAAATCAATTACTTTTGTTGGTTTTCTAAGTTATTGTGCGAATATATATAAAATATTATATTTTCGCCAAATAAATTATATTATAAAAGTTCAAACATGTTATATAACATGCTATATATAATGACAACAAGTGTTAATAAAAGAGTATCTTTGCTCCAAAATTTAATACGTATTAATAATAATTGGTATGAAAAAGCTGATACTATTTTTATTTCTTTTCGGGTGTGTAGCATATTGTTCTAGGTCTTGCGGAGAAGATGATGATAGTAGCATGTATGATGAGGAATATTGGAGTTCCGTTGCACGAGAAAAACAGATGAGAAAAGCTGGGTTTAAAGAATTTGCAGATAGAGAAAAAAGAGAGCGGCAAGCTCGTTTACGGAATATGAAGAATAATCCACCCATAAAGGTGGAAAAGCAAGAGGCAAGTACACCTCCCCAAAAGGTAGAAACCAAGCCCTTATTTTGTATAACATCTAACGAGGATATATTTTTGCTTGATAAACCTAAAGGAAATAAGATTTTAAATGAAGAAGCAACTAAGTATTTTGGAAAAGAAACTTATTTTCGAATAGGTGAACTAGATAACGTTATTATACTTGAAGAAAAAGATGGATGGGCAAAGGTGCAGCATGCTCAATTCCCCCTAAATCAAGGATGGATAAAAAAATCTCATTTAAAAAGGCGCAATAAATCTCATACAGAAAGGGTTCAAAGAGGGCTTAATGATTACAAGGGAAGTAAGGAGCAACAAGAAGACCTCAAAGCGATTGATGAATATATGAAGACACATCCTGATTTTTAGTTATATTACAATCAAAAATATACATTATCTTGCTAAGGCATTCCCCGTTCGTTATCGTTCGGGGATTTTTATGTTTTATAACATAGATAAGATATTGTAATAAATGAAGAATAATATAATGTCTAATTAAATTTAAAGACTTAACTTTGCCGCACATTAATTAACAAAAGTATATATATGAAAAAGATTTTATTATCCACAATCTGCTGTATAATACTTAGCGGATGTGCGAAAACATTTTATTCAGAAAACGTAAGTATGTTGGATTTTAGGAAATACGCTAAAGAAGGATTTATTATTAATCCAACTGCTTCTGGAATAAATTTCAAACCGTTGTCTATGATTAATGTGAGTTTTACATCTGGAACGAGCATTGAGAGTGCACTAAAAGGAAAGGATGGCATAATAGAAGAAGTTGATAAATATACTAAAACAGTAGTCGGATATAGAGCAACACCAGAAAGAATGATGGATAAAATAGTAGAAGAATGTAAAAAGATTGGAGCGGATGGCATTGTGAATTTTGATGTGAAACGAGTACGCACTGATAAATACAATAATGGATATTGGGAAGTTTCTGGAATAGCAATAAAACAAGTCAAATAAATATTAGATATGAAAAAAGTTATTTTGTTTTTATTTGTCGCCATGTTAGCGACATCTATGTGTTTTGCGCAAAGTAAGTTTGAACCGCAAATCAAGGTTGGATATGATTTAGGTATTGACGATGACAAAAACCAGTCTTTTGGTGCAGAATTTCTTGCTGGATATAGGTTTAATGAAAACTTTAGGTTGGGAGTAGGCACGGGCGTATCTTGGTGCAAACATTTGTATGAGAAAGCTGGATTAAACTCGATTACGGATAAGTATTACAAGGATTATAAAGAGACCGCATTATACCTTCCATTGTTTGTGAACGGGAAATTTAACTTTATAAAAGGGGGTATCTCTCCTTATTTATCTCTTGATTTAGGATATACATTTTTTATTTCATGTTCAGATTATGCAGACGAAAACGATTTAGGCTTTATGGCAAAGCCTGCATTCGGTGTTGATTTCCCAGTTATGAATGGAAATATTTTTGTAGAGCTTGGATATAAATATCAAAAGAGAGATTGGCCGCTTATCGAAAACGCTGATTATTCGCAATTGTCAATCGCGATAGGTTATTCATTCTAATTAACATTCAACATAATCAAGTCAAGCGGAGGGGACTCCGCTTGATTTGTTTAGTGGCACATCGTTTGTTATACCGATTATGGTAATATTGCCACAGTATTATAAAAATGAAAAATATGGAATTAAAAGATTTTATCAAAGGCGTAGTGAGCGACATCACTAACGCGGTAAAAGAATGTCAAGACGAACTTGACAATGGTGCAATTATATCTCCCACAAACATTAATACGAAAGAAGGTGCAAAAACGGAAAATGGTCGTTTAAGTGTTTCTAATATAGACTTTGAGGTTTCCGTATCTACATCATCTACAAATGAAACTGGGGGAAAGATAAATGTCATTTCAGCTATAGTAAACGGAGGAATCGGGAGTGAGACCAGATTGTCGGACGGCAATGTGTCGAAAATAAGGTTCTCTATTCCTCTGATTTATCCTTTTTCTCAGCTGAATACCCTTCCGAGAGTGAGAGTTTCTCACCCGTAAGGTAGTACGATATAGAATCTACAGCTTTTGCTGCACCCCATACAGCGTATTCTGCATCTTGCCCTTGTTTGAATACGCTGTAATAATATAATTTAAAGAATATTCTCCGGTAATACCAGCGTTTGAAAAATGAAACTATCTTCTTCATAATAAATGATATGTTTTATTTTCTATATATCAATGCAAATATATAGAAAATAATCGTATTATAGCTTTTATTTGTGAGAATTATATTTAAACTGTGATTGATTATTTGTGTGGTTGCTTGTTTGTTCTTTCTTTCTTTCCTATATTTGTAGCATAAAATAGTTGTGTATGGGCAATATAAGATTAAAACAACATTCTCGTTCTTCTAAAAAGAGCATCTCTGAATTGGACTTATTCAAATCAGAGAAGAAGTTTGTATTGTCTGATATTCCCAAGGAAGAACTTGATAAAAGGAGAATACCCGTATATTCATATTTAATGTAAAATGTATATGGGAAATTGGAGCGAAAAACAAGAAGCGAAGAAAGAGGGCAAAGAGAAAGATAAAACAAGGCGAGAGAAACTCGCGGGGTATTTCTTTGATTTATCTAAACTAATATTTGCGGCACTTGTTTTAGGAGGCATAACTCCTTTGTTTACCAATGCTGCAAACGAAATAAATTGGAGTACCCTTATTTTAGGAGTTATATCAACATATATGTTTGCTAACTTTGCAAATAGAATTTTAAAATAAATATAATATGGATTCACTAACGGCGATATTTTTAATGACAACCATTATAGGTGTTTCATTGGTTGCTTGGTCTCATACCAAGTCTGGCAAGAAGTGGCTTGCAAACTTATAAATTGACTGTTATTTAGAGAAACAATAAAGCCAGACATTACATCTGGCTTTTTCTTTGCATGACATCCCCATCGGTTTTCACGATGCAATCTTCTCCATGAATGTAGACATAAACGGATGCGGCACCGCTTTGCAATATGTGCGTTTTCGCACGGTTGTACACATTGATGAATACCTTGCTGAACTTGGAACAGTCAATAGTCACGTCGCTGTCGTGACGGACATAGATGTCGCAAGTTGAAAATCCGTCAAATAGGAGAGTGCCTTTGCAGTTGCCGTTCAGAACGGCTATGTGCTTCATGTTCCTTGCTTGCACATCCTCATCGACAAAGATATTGTTTCTGTGAAGGATGTCCTTGTCGAAGTGCTCCTTTATGAAAGTGTTGGTGGGATATCCTTTCTCTATACAGAAATCAATCCCGTGCAGATACTTGTCAATCAATCCTTGTTGGTCAGGTTCTCCCCACTGTTCCGTCCATTGTGCGCATAATCCCAATGATACGGCTTGGTTGAGCAGTGTCCTGCTTAGTTCTTCCTTTTTCATATCCGTATATTTAAATTCTTATTTTTCTTTCCCCCTTATTTATTACCATGTTGAACATGTCTCTAACCTCTTGCAATACGGCAACATTAGCTTCTGTGTTTTTGGCGCTTCTAAGCGTATTGTTTGCTATTGCCCTTAATTGTGTAAGTTGTGCTTCTGCGAGTACATTGTATTTGGGCAGAATGTCGTTTCCTATTTTCTCAAGCAGCGCTCGCTTTACGCTTACGTCTAAACGGATGCCGTTGAGATAGGAGTTTGTCAGATTCATTGTTTCCTCGCTGGCTTGAATGCCGGACTTTGACATTCCGGAGCTGGAAGAATCCCCCGTACTGGTAATGGCTCCTCCAGTCGCTTTGTCAAAGGCTTCAAGAAAGGACTGGGAAGCTTCTATCATTGCTTTCCCTTCATTGTCAAAGAAGTTTTTTATAGCTTCTGCTGCAATAACCCCATTGTCTTGAATATCGGTAAATTCCTTGAATAGCCCGTTTTCGCCAAAAAGCTTGTCCTGCAACTTTTCAAACATGGGCTGTATTACCATATTCTTCAAGATGTTGTTGGCAACACTTTTCATGATGTTGTTCACAACATTGTCAAAGGCTTTGGCTGCATCTTCTCCGTTGGCAAAGGCCTCTACCAGAGCGTTGCTTATTTGTCCTGCCCAATCTTGGAAATCTATTCCGTACAATTCTTTAGTAAGGTCTTCTACAAAATAGGCAATCTGCTCATTCAATTCAGCCAGTTGGTCTTTATAGTCTTGTATCTTGCTGGAATCAGATTTCTTTTTGTCCTCTTCATCCCTTAATTGCCCCTCTATTTCGGCACGTTGGGCAACAAGTCCTATATACTGCGCTTGATATTGCTTAAGAGTGCTATTATCAAGTTCTTTCCCCGCGCCGACTTTTTCTAAAGCCTGCAATGCCTCCGTGTTCACTTGTATATCAAAACGGTGTGTCATGGCTCTGAATGGAGATGATAAATCCTTATTGATTCTTTTTCTCAATTCTTCTACATAATTTATACCTCCATCTTTCAGTGCCTCAAATTGCATTCTGTAACTTTCAGTCAATGAACTGCCTGCGCGTTTGGCTTGTTCTTCCAGTTGTTCATATAAAGAAATGGCGCGTTGTATGCTTTCATCACCACCAAGGGATTTCTCTATGGAATTTCCCAACTGGTCATAAGCGGATTGCATCTCTTTAACTCTCTGTTTACTGCGTTGTATGCTTCTTTCAAGAGATTTATCATGTATTTGCGCTATTCCAGATATGAGGCTTAATGCCGCACCTGCTGCCGCTCCCCAAGGACCTGCTGATTTCCCGAAAAGAGAAGTGGCTATTCCCATTCCTTGCGAAGCACCCTGCAATCCCCCTCCCATAATTCCGGCTATATCTGAAAGCCCGGAGCCTACTCCAAGATTTTCAAATACTCCTCCTAAGAAATCAGCGGCATTGGCAAGCGCGTCAAACTTGCCGATTACGCCTTGTATGGCTGCTGACTGGTCGGAATATGCTGCTTTTAATTCGTTTTCTGCAGCATCAATCTGTTCTTTGGGGGCACCGCTACTTCTAAGTGAGTTTAGCTTATTCCTCGCATCTTTGATAGTGTTAAAGGAATCCACTAATGCCTTGAATGGATTACGTTCAGTAAGTTCACCACGTAACTTTCGTAATGCCTCTACCAGTTCTTTGGTGTCTTCTATTGACAATCCTTGTTTTTTAGCAAACTCTTCTACCTTAGAAATCATATCATCCAGCGTGGCAGTAGATACACGGTCAAGGTCATCAAAGATACGTACCCAATCACTGCTTTCTTTGAATTGGTCAAAAAGGACAGAAGATTTCTCTTTTTCGGCCCGTTTATTGACTTCTTTTATAAGGTTGTCAGCCATTTCATTGCCAATGCTCCCTCTATTGTTTTCTAATTCGGAGATTGCCTTTTGCCGTTTACGCTCAATTTCTTCTATTTTAGCTGAATAATCCTTGTAGTCATTTATCATTTGCAATAGATTATCAAAGTTTTCAGCTTTTAGTTTTTTGCTTTCCTCTTTGATAGTCTGATACAGTTTTAAGATTTCATTGTCACCAAATTTGCTTTTTACGGCTTCTTCATCCATTCCCAGAATGTCAGAAAGAGATAGATTACTGCCATTCTTTTTTAATGCTTCCGATAGTTGGTTCTGCAAATCTTCAACGAAACTATTAAAAGATACACTTCCTCCAAAAGCTATATTCATGGAAAGGGACTTATTCCCGGTCGCTTCAAATAGCTTTTTATACAAGTCCCATTTTTCTCCGGCTTGGGAAATATACCTTTCTATTTCCTTCAAGGCATCGTCAACACCTTTCTTGACATTGTCGTAGTTGATATTCTCTTTCTTCACGCCAAGAGATAGGTACAATTCCATCTGCTTCCCTTTGGATTTGTCCAACTGGTCTTGTATGTATTGGTATGCCTTGCTTGGGTCACTCAAATCCAAGTTAACCCCGTTCTTGTCAAAGATAGGGGCAAATTCAGAAACGCCCTTTACCCTTTGGGATGCGGCTTCTTCACCCTCTATTTTTTTCCACTTGTCGTAAAGTGATAGGGCTTTGCTGATTAGGTCGGCACGGTCTTTCCATTGTTCTGCAATAGGGTCTTTTTCGTTTCCGGATGATTTTTCCAATCCTCCTAAAGCCTTATAAATTTTCCTTGTAGCTTCAAGTTCCTTATTGTAGGATGCCAGTTGCTTTTCTGAATATTTATTCCCGGACGCAAACGCTTTTGTCTTTTTCTCTAAGTCGCTGATATTCACGGAAAGCATCTCCATATATTTTTCGTAAGAATCTCCTTCTTTGGGCTTTAAGGCATCCATATCTCCTGCGAGTTTATTCGCCTCTTTTTCCCAATCAGTCAAAGGCTTACTTATATTAATTTGGCTCATGGAATGATAAGATTGTTTGGCCGTGTCTATAATGTTGGCTAAGTCCATACTTTGCTTCTCCAGTTCCAATAGTCTGTTTCTTGCTTTGGTGATGTCTTCCGGTTTGTATTTAGCGAAGGATAACTCTCTTCCGTTTTCATCAAATCTTCTATATCCTCCTTCTCTGATAATACCGGCAAGCCTTTCCCTTTCGGAATCAATACTCTGCCTTTGTATTTGGGCATTTGCCATAGTCCCGATAAACTGCTTCTTGTATAAGTCTTTCTGTTCTTGTGATAATTTTCGCATCTTCTCAACAGAAAGAGATATTGCCACTCCGTATTTATCCGTTTGAGTAACTGCATCTTTGAATGTATTGGCGAGATTTTTGGTAATGTGCCCTAATTCTCGACTTTCTTCTGCACTTTTATTAGCTTTCTTGCTAAGGGCTTCGTATCGGTCAATAAGGCTGTCAACAGCTTTATTACCTTGCATCTTGTCGTTTGTGTCAGCAATGGTCTTATTTAAGTCCGTAATAACCTCTTCTGTAGTTTTTACTTCTTCTCTGAACATTACTAATGCCCCAACTACGCTACCAATGAGAGTTATAATCCAAATTATTGGATTTTTCTTCATAGCGGCATTCAAAGCTGTCTGTACGACAAGTAATCCTTTTGTTGCAACATTTGTTAGTATCACAGCAGTTTTGTATGAACCATATACGATAGTCAACATACCAAGTATATTTGCAACCGCTTTCCAATGATTCATTAAGTCAGTAAGCAACTCCAAGCTATCTGAAAGTACACCGCTATTGCTTTCCGCAATGTCAGCCATCATCACATCCCAAGCGTCCTGCAAGTTGCTCCACTTGCCTGCAAGGCTTTCCGCAAGAGCCTCCTGCATGTTGTAGAACTTGCCTCCCTCGTTAGTCAAATCCCAAAGGACATCCTTCACCATCCCGAAGCTTACTTCCTTCCGGCTGATTTTGTCAAATACATCTCCAGCACTGACAACTTTATTTTCAAGGATGGTAAACCGTTTCGCCAACTCGTCCACCAACGGAATACCAGCCTCGGTAAACTGCCTCAGTTCCTGCCCACGGAGGAAAGCCGCACTGCGCACCTGCCCGTATGCCAATATGATACGTCCCATGTCGACACCCACACCTGCGGAAATGTCGGCAAGCCTCTTGGTCGTGTCATAAAGCTCCTCATACGGGATGCTGTATGCGGAAAGCTGCTTGGTGTATGATTCCAGTTCCTTGAACTGGAACGGAGAGACCACCGCCAAATCCTTGATACGGTTGAATATGGTCTCGGCTTTCATGCTGTCCCCAAGAATGGAGGTAAGCGCAATGCGTTGCTTCTGGAACTCTCCTCCAATGGTGTACAATCCTCTTACAAAGCGTTCTACCGTATAGATGGAGTACACGTTGGCAATTTGGTTTTTCAATTCCCCGGCTATCCGTGACTGGGAGGACATGGCTGTGTTTTCTCTTTTTATTGCCGTATTGTGTGTACTGGAAGCTCTTGCAGCCTGCATTCGGGCATTGGCAAGTTTTTGTTCTGCAAGTGCCGCCCTTTCTGCCATTTTTGCCTGAATATCAAGAATGCGTTGCTGTCTTACATCGCTCGCTGTTGTGTTATATTTATATCCAGCTTTTTGTAATGCCTGTTTGACGGCATCACTGACTTTAGCCTTATCTACGACTATGTTTATTTTGTATTTTTTCTTATTTACAGCACTGGATATACTATCTCTAAGAGAAGCATCGTCTATTTTCAGTTTTGCTTTAACTTCGGAGGGAACGTTAATTTTATTGACCTCTACATTAGCCTTGAATACCTTGCTTTTTAAAGCATTGTCTATTGACTCTCTAATAATTTGTCTATCGACCTTAACTCCTAATTTGGTGTTAAGTTTAACTTGCTTTTCAACGAGCTTCTTTTTAATCTTTTCATAATCCTGCTCTGTGCAGTCTTTCAAGTGAATGCTAAATTTGAGTGAACCTAAATCTGCCATGTCCGTGTATTATTTTGTGTTTCTTTTAAGCGCATCCACGCCGTTAGCTAAAAAATCATTCAAGGAAACTTTCTGTCCTTTTGCTTCCTGCGCCTTCCTTTTTTCCTCCCATTTTCTGGTAAGTTCCTGCATCTCCTTTGCCGTGTGCTTCTTTTCTCCTCCTTCCGTATCTTCATGCTTATAGGAGACAAATGGCGCATCGCACATGAGAAGTTCATACTGGGCATTGGTAAGGACATAGTCCATAAGCCAGTTTGGGACGTTTATCAGCCCCCAGAAAAGAACCAGAGGACGGATTAATTCGGAGTATTTCTCTCCGTTTGCGAACCCTGCTCCTGCCGAAGTCCTTGAAGGATACGCTCTGCTTCCTTTCTCGTCATCGTCATTATCGTGTCCTTCATGGCGGTCAGTAATGTGAAAGCACTCCAGTATTCCAGTCTCTGAGATTCCACTTTTTTTTTACCAATGAGAAGTATTCCGTACAATTCGTCATCCGTGTACTTTTTCCATAGCATACGCCAATATATCCAATGGAACATCTTTATTCTCCACCAATTATTCAGAATAATGAGAGAAGCGCATCTGGCAGTTACTTCATCCTCGTTCTTGCAGGAATGCAAGACATGGGTAAGCTTCCGTATAGTTCCGCGGTGAAGCCATTTTATGCCGAATCTCTTACCTCTTATTGCGACATAGTCTGTACTGTTTTCCAGTACGTCGTCCAGCCTTTTTTGTTCTTCTTCTGTGGGCTGCTGTATATTTTCGCTCATGATTGTTATTATGAATTATAAAAAGAAAAGGCGGCGGCACAAGGCTCACCGCCATAAATGCTAAATGGTAGTACCTTCCTGAGTAACCTTCACACTGCCGAATTCGCTGGCAGTGGAGATGTTCACAGTTGCGGTCCTTGCAGAAGCTCCGCTGTTTTCAGTAACCTTGACCGTCACCACTTTTCCGCTGACAGATGTCTTGCACCATGTTTCCGTTGATGAAGCGGAAACCGCGCTTTCTTTTGTCGTAGCCGTGATGGTCTTCCCCGTATTGTCAGCAGCGCTGGTAAAGTTCAGGGAAGATGGAGCTACGGTCAGGCTGCTTTTTTTGTCAAGAAAGCGATATTGTCGTCTGACGTTTCATCGGCGGCTCCGTCCTCAATTTCAATGGTTCCGCTTAATGCAAAACCGAACGGGGTGGTGGAGGCGTTCTCGAACAGCGGCCGTGCATAGATTGCCATCTTTTTCACCAGTACACATTTTTCTCCGTCCTCACTCAGAAGCGCGATGCCTGCATTCAGCTTCTTGCTGTTCAATGTGGCTGAAATCCCACTGAATGCGATTCCGTTAATGGTAGCGGTTTCTACATCATGCGCTTCTCCAAGGAAGTATTCGACCAAGTCCTTGCTTATACTGGGTACGGTTGCGGCAAAGGTTATGTCACCTGCCGTGCTTGTCACAGCCCAGTCAGCCTGCAGTCCATGCACTTTGGTGCGGTTCAACGTAGGCTCTGCCTGGGACAGAGACAGAGAATCAACAGTTACCGGCAGGTCGAAATCAGGCGTTACCGTAGTGAAGTTGGTTATTCCTCCCTTAACCAACATGATGGATGAAAGACCACTGAACACGTCTTTCAACTCTAGTTTTGTTTTCATTGCCATAATAAATAGTTTTAATCGTTTTATTTCATGTTTACTTTATCACCAGGTCAGCCCTTATCAATGTGGCGCTGAACCCTAATCCGTCATTACCTTTCAAGGTCAGTTTGGGGTTTGAGGCAATTATGTAATTGTCGCTGATAGGGAATAGGGAAAGGATGTCTCCTACAATGGCGTCCATTTGTTCCAAGTCTTCAGCACCTCCCTTTTTCCGTCTTACATACACTTCAATGGTACAATAGGTACGGATATTCCCGAATCCGCTGCCATAGGTCATGGAAGACAACAAGCCGGGCAATGACACCACAATGAAATCATTCATTTGTCTTGCCACAGCTTCGGGGCGGTCATTCGTGAACACATTCTCACTGACTGACCTTGCTGCGTCAAACAATGATTTCAGCGCGTCCTTGTATTTGAAATCCTGCTCATATCCCATATCACTTCATTGGTTTAAAGGTCATTTTGGATATACTTTCCGCATAATCGTATGTGTCTGACAGAACATTCAACCCTTTTCTGGACTCCAGATAGTTCGAATATTCGGTACCGGTACACATAACCAGCCCTATGCCGTCACTCGGAGCTTTGTATGATTTGAGGAAGTTTACAGAAGTGGTTAGACCGTATTCCCCGTTGGTATCAATCAGATTATACTTTTTGATGGGAATAAGCTTGCCGCTTTCATAACTCCGGACCATTATGACTCCGATTCCGTCACCTCTGCTAAGCTTGGGACGGGTCGCATTTTTCAGACCTTGTGTGACAACTGCTGTAATAACCCGTGACAGCTCTCCTTTATAGTATATTCCTACTGCTAATGAGGTCAGCGTGTTTCCGGTAACATTATGGTACTGGGCTGATATTACTCCGTCTTTTAGAAGTCTGATTCCGATTTCCGTTATCCTATCCAGCAAATAGCCGTCAATGATATTGCCCATCTTTTTCTTGCCTTCCTCCAGGACCTTAGCATTATCTTCCATATCCCTAATTCTTAGCCATGTTGAAATACAAGGTTGTCCCCATTTCCGTAGCGTAACAGTCCGTTATCACTTTGGCTTCAAAAGTGCCCCCATAGTCGGTGACATCCACAAGGTCGCCGGAAAGGATTCCCTTCACAAGACCGGGAATGTCTATAGCATAATCGCTCTTTATGACATTGCTTTTGGTGAATGTTCTAAGACTGGTGCTCCCGTACTTGTTGCATTTGCCTTCATAAAGCACAGTCTCTTCCCCTTCGCCAAAAGACGTCTCTCCGGATATGCGATATACCTTGCAGGTATGCGGAAAACGCGGATTGTTTACTTTCATAGCGGACACCTTTTATTCATGTTCATACCCAAATTGACAATCTTGATAGACGATTTCCTTACATTCTCTCCATACAAGGCGTATATGTCATTGGCCATTTGACGGAGATTGCGCTTGTCATAAGCGGAACTTTGTGTACCGCCCTCCTTGTGCTTCCATACTCCGTTGGCATCTTCAACGCTTCCGGTTACGCTCGGTGTACTTGCGCACCACATGTAAAGGTCTGCCCGGCACAAGTCCTTCTGGCGCTTCTCCAACGTGGTGACATCCGTTCCCGGTACAATCTCCCTATCAATCAAGATGGTGGCAATCGCACTGTCTGCAACCTCAAAACCGACACAACCACGGAGGTATTCCTCTATGGTGGTGCCGATTGCTGTATTTTGAGAATCGTTGTCCATTATTTGCCTTTGATGTCAAGGTAATACATCCAGCGTACCTTGTTGGGGACAACCAATCCGGTGACTTCCGATTTGATAACCTGGGTCATGGTCTCGTCCTCGAACAGTTGTCTGATTAATGTACGCCCACCGTCATATAAAGCAGTCCTTGCCCCGGGTGTTTCCATATAGATGGGTTTGCCGCATTGGATGTCACCAATGGCACCATCCGGCATGTAAACCATTACCCCCTCATTGAAGCTCTGCAGGTTGATGTACTCCATCTTTTTGGTGGTTGTATTGAATTTCTCCACGGAAGCGATGGCATCAATAACAGTAATGGGGGCGCCGATTCTGGCCTCGATGAATGCCTTCAAAGTGGCATCATCAATCAGAGAGCCGAATGCCTGCTTGTTTGCCGCATCTGTAATGTCAGGACGCGCATAAGTCACGTACAAGTTACGGAAATACGGCATTGTCAATAAGTCGTCCCAGGTGGTCTTGCTTACTTCCCAGTGCCCGGCAGGTGCAAAATCCTTCTGCTGGCTGTCCCTTCTCACATCTCTCATAACCTTGATGGGGTCTATTGAGGTGCCGACAGCGCTCTCCTGGGTAACTTCTCCTGAAGAATCATTCTTCTTATACCATGTACTTGTCTTGATGTTCTTGGAGGGAACCTCAAAATCAATTTCCGTAGTGATACCCAACGGGTTGTTGGTGGCGTTGATAACCAGTCTGCCTTTGTTAGATACTACCTGGTGGCGTTGGTAGGCTATAGTATTGTAGTTACCGCCAAGCAGGTCATCAAGCCCGTTGAACAACAGTTCCATAATGGTTTCTTCAATTTCAGCCGTAGTATTGCCGATGGCGTTTGCCAGCATCATCTTTTCTCTCAGAATCTTTCGGCTCATCACAACTTCATGCTTGAATGTAGGCAGTCCTCCCATTTTCAGGCTCAATCCGTCTGTGGATTTGGTTGCTCCGTCACTGTCAATATCCACATAAGTAGCCATCGTATATGGACGGATGGTAGCCTCAATCTGTTCGTATGTGGGATTGATTGGGATGTTGGGGTTTAACGGGAATCCCAACTGCGAGAAAGTTGCTTCCGCATTGTATTTCTCGGCAAACATGTCGTTGATGTATTTGGTCAACGCGCTGCCTTGTGCGTCGCTAACGTATCCCATTGAAGCAAGACCCTTTGCTACAATGTCATAGAATTGTCTGTCTCTTGTGTACATAATTACCTCCTTCCGTTATGATTCTCTCACAAATTCAATCATTGGAAGATTGGCCTCCATAGCCGGAAGGATTTTCGCTCCAACCACTCTGTCTGCATAAATTCTTCCATTTCTCACCACGGCGCAAGTGGCCAGCGTACATCCGTCGGGGATACACACGTCTTCGAAAATCAGGCCGTTTACCGTTCCGGTAATATCCGTCCATTTGCTGGCGGTAAATGCTTCCGGAGATTCGATTGCCGTTTTGTTCTTGTAAATTTTCCCTGCCTGCTCCACTATATCTCCTACCGCATAGGTTTTCGTGGATTCGTATGCCGGGCCTGCAAGTATTACCACTTGTTGTCCTGCACCCATAAACTGCACGGGAGTGCCGGCGCCAATGACTGTACCTGCCGGATATTTGGTGTGGTCAATCATTCCACCCCCCTGATACAGTTCTCTTACTCTGCTCCATACCGGGAAATGACCGCCGAATTCCGATTGGTATTTACCGATAGTGTTGAAAGTTCCTGATTGTCTCATTTTCTTGTCTGTTTTAAAATGTGTTATTTCTTTTTAGGGAGCTTCCCTTGTGCCCTCATGCGTTCCTTGAAGGATTCACGGCGGCTGTTCGTCTGCTCTTCACTGGCTTGTGAGAATTGATTGATACTGGGCGACGCTCCGTTTCCGAAAATAGCCTTGTATCTTTTCTCGTAATTCCGCTTAGCGCAGTTGACTATATCCTCTTGCTTCATGCCATCTGTAATGTCTACATCTGATATGGCTATATTGAGAATCTCTTCGTTGCAGGTGTTTTTACCGTCATTTTCGATTAGCGATTTCAGTTGGCTTCTGGATTGTTCCATTAAAGCGTGAACGGATGCGGCGTTTTTCTCCTCTTCCCTTTCTTTTTTCAACTGTGAAAGCTCGTTCTTCAATTCTTCAACTTGAACGGCAAGCGCTCCCCCTTCTGTTTTCTCTTCCCCATTTGAGGGGGACTGTTGGGGCTTATAGTTTTTCTTAAAGTCCTCAACTCTGGTCGCGACATCGTGGTTGTATTGCCCTTGCATCCCTTTTAGAAAGCCTACAGCATTGTTCCAATAAGTCTCGTCAGGTTCCGAGCCTTCGGCCACGGGATTAAGTTCTACATACTTCTGTAATGTCTGCGGTGAAAAACTGGTTTCTCCGAGTTTCTCACTTAATGTGGATAAGATTTTTTCTTGTTCCATCGTGTTTATTTTGTGTTTATGTTAAATAAAAAAGAGCCTATCAATGCTTTTTGCATCAATAAGCTCTTAGGCTTGTATATTGTAACTTGTTATTCGGTCGTTATTCTTATTTTGATATAATTCCGGCATCTTCGGCATACCGTTCGAAGCAAAATACTTCCTTCCACCATCCTTACATCCGTAAGCTTCTGCCCACATACCGGACAAGTGACGAATGTATTTTGTCCGACATCCCTTTTCTCATCCAATTGGGAATCAATTTTTATCATATCAAACAAATTTCAATGCAAATATAATGATTGTTTTCTAAAAATCAATATATAAACAATCTTTTTGTCTTATATATTTAGAAAATAAACATTTAATCGTATATTTGTATCAAATATTATCATAGAGCTGTGAATCAAGCCGGAATATACAGAGAATTTCTGTATGTACCGGCTATTTTTATTTATGGAATACGACAGAACTGTACATACCAAGAATGGGAGTAGTGTGCTTACCTACGCACAAGTGGATAAATTGCGCAAAAGCGATAGTCCTCTTAATATGATTGCTCAAAAAGGTTGCCAGGAAAAGTTTCTTGCATCTCCAGCGGACATTACCATATTTGGTGGAAATCGCGGTGGTGGGAAAAGCTGGGCGCTACTTATGGAAGTATTAAAGGATATTGCTAATCCTAATTTTGCAGCAGTTATTTTGAGAAATGAAAAAGAAGACTTAAGCAATATAGTCAATAAATCATATAAATTATTCTCTCAATTCGGGAAATATAATAGGTCAATATCGGATATGACTTGGAACTTCTATAAGGGTGGGTTTCTTAAGTTTTCCTATTATGCTGATTCTTACGACGACTTTGAAAAACGGTTTCAAGGAAAGGAATTTGCTTTTATTGGAATAGATGAAATTACCCATTCTGAGTTTAGAAAGTTTAAATATCTAGTTACCAACAATCGTAATGCTTATGGTATAAGAAATCGTTTTTATGGCACGTGCAATCCTGATGGAAAATCCAGTGTAAGCTGCCCCCTAAAACCAAGCGATTCTGCCCCCTTGTGCTAAAATAATCCTACCCCCT